TCGGTGGTCCTTGAGGCCAACGGATTTCGCGCGCGCTCGGAGTCGCCAGGCACCATTGAGATCGGCCATGCCATTGTCTCTGACGGCCAGAACAACCTGGAGGTCTGAGAGGCGTGCACGGGCACCACCAGCTCTTGGCGCGGGGGCGTCGCGAAGGGCCGTAATGCGGAGCTGCGATTCAAGCCGTTCTTGCGCGGTTTTCCGTTTCGTCCGTAAGGACGTCGGACCGCCTTGAACAAATGCTTTGAACGTAGTCTCATTCGCACGACCCAGACCCCCCCCACCTTGACTGAGGCGGCCTGGAAGGAGACGATGCAGCGCAACTCTGTGGAGCGTCCTCTTCGCGAGCGCGCGGACTGGTCCGAGAGTCGGAAGGAATCCGGCCGGTGTCCGACCCTCAGAGATATCTCTGAGGCGATCCGATACTAGATGCCCCTTCAGGCCCTCAATGGACTTCACGCCCGCGCACTCGCCCAGACGGTAGGTCGCCCGGCCGACAATGCTGACCGAAATTCGCTCTGCCTCAAATGAGGCCATAGGCGATTTCCGTACCAGCTGTCCGCGATAGACCTTGCCGTCGAAGGACGCTTCGCGCTGCACAATCTGCTCACAGAACACTCCGAGACGACCGCGGAATGACTTGTCGTGATTAACGACGATTCCGATTTCGGTGCACTCGCGTTCATAGGCGTCGCAGACAGCGGGCTTCCAGCTGGCAATCAGGTCGTCCCCATTGACTGCAAAGTCCTGGGACGTACCGCCAGCACGCGTGGCGCAGTAGTCATTGAGAATACTCATGACAAACCACGACACGCCCAGCCCCATCAGCGCGCCGCATGTGAGCGGAGCGGATCGCCCGTCCGATGTCGACAGGACCATGTGCCCGCACACGGCCGGCACTGCATCGACCATCCACTCCGGCGCGCCCAATGTGGCAAGCGCACGAGTGACAATGATGGTAGCAGTGTCCGAGCCGATGTGATCAGTGGCCTTGGACCAGTCGCCCGAGTAGAGAATCCTCCCATCGCCATCCCGCAGGGTGATGACTTCATTCCGAAGCATCGCCTTGTTTGTGCGGATGTTGCGAAGGCTCGAGATCAGGAAGCGGGTCATCGCGCGTGCAGCAAGGACGATATGCGGCTCGTGAACAGTCGCCAGCCGAAGTTTGCCCGTCACTGACGGAAAGACCTCGAGCTTGGCACTGGACACCTGCCCTTCGTCCAACTGCTGTTTGCACCTGCGGCATGCCTCTTCGGCGACGATTGCGGGGGCCTGAGCGGCTGCGGTCATGTTGACCGCCCGCGGCCAGGTGAACCTGTTTGGCCTGACCTCATTTCTGAGGCCAGCGCTCATCCAGGCACCGGGCTGGGCCCTTGCACACTCGTCGACGAGGCTGCGTAAGGTTGCAAGACGCCGATCGACCCACTGAAGATACTCGCACAGCCTGAGGAACTCGCTCGTTGACCATCGGACGAGCCCTTCGCGCTCGTAGCCTCGGTCCCCATAGCCTGCGGGGTGCGGCCCGGTCATCCGTCGAAATATGACGTCGGCTTCGGCGCGCTGCTCGAGCTCGCGATAGAGGCGTTTCCTGACGAGGATCGTGATTGCCAAGTGCATCACTTTGAATCCCCTCAGGTCGTCCGTCTGTCGCATCCATTGCTCAGCAGCGTGCTTTTGTCCGCCGTTCAGGACCGATGAACCTTGGCATGCCGTACCCTGCGGCCCCGGCAATGGCACGAAGGTGTGGACTTCGCCGTCAGTGGCCTCTCGAATGCCGATGCGTTTCCCACGGTGAGCCACGACCTCGGTGAAGCGGAGGACATCTCGTCGGCGATCGCTGCTGAGCACCTTCTTGGGTGCCGTCAGTCGATCAAATGCCGAATCGAGTGCCTCTTGCTTCTCTTGGTCCGTGGCCACGTGGACCCACGCACGGTCGAGACCGCTAGCGACGATGAGAGCCTCAGGCTCTACGCCACGCCCGAAAGCCAGCGCCGGGTGCCGCCTTGTCCCCTTAGAGACGGGGGCAGGCTTGCCCGTGCACGCTAGTAGGCGACGCTCGTGGCACCAGACTTTGACATATCCGGCTCCGCCGCGCACGATGTCCCAGAGGAGTTCCAAGAACTTCCTGACAATCGTTTGCGCCGGCGGCGACGGATCCTCGAGTCTGATGCGGCCGAAGGCGAGCTCAAATGCGACTCTGGTCTGATCGAAGCACTTCTTAAGCTCAGCAAAATTGCTGAGTGGAGTGCCTGATCGAATGCCAGTCGCGAGCTCACTCTTGGCCCACCGAGCGAAGCCACCTCTCACCTCTCCTCCTCCTCCTCCAACCCCCAGGGGGGAAGTACCACCGTCACCGTGACGACACTTCCCCTCCCGAGGCGCCAGCAGCTCGTCTAGCTGCTGGAGCCCTCGGAAGATCCGCAAAGAGCGCGCAATCGAATTGCGGCTCAATACTCCTTCGACGAACTGTTCGAAGGTGCGGATCCCGGGTGCCCTTGCACCCGATGTCGGCCTGGTCTCATTTGAGACTTTAGGAACCGTATTTTCACGCCTCGGCGTGGCGACG